TGAACAGCAAACGCCTTTTCTGGCCCAAGTGCACCGAGAGACATAGTAGTCAGCATGTGTGATAGCTGCTCTGGATTCTGGATACCTGTCTGAATCATCCAGTCAGCATTAGCACCAACGCGATTTAACCTGTCCTTGTTGTCAGTAATGAATTTACTGTAGGCTTCCGGTCCCTGAGAAAGAGCTACGTTAGCCCTCATGGCTAAATCGCCCATATCGTTGCGTTGCTGATCATTAAGACCGGAAAACGCCTGTTGTGCCTGTGCAACAAACGCTGGATTTTCCTGGGCAAACTTAAATAGTCCCGATGGATCACCAGAAGCCCATGCATCAGCATGAACCTTATTGAACGCACTAATCGCTTTCTGTTGCTGTTCCTGATTGTAAATATCAGCAACTCCAGCCAGACCACGTAACGCGGTCAGACCAACGTTATTTGCACCTGATCGAGCCAGTTCATTGTTTTCGCGAATCAGACCAAGCGTTGCGTTAATGTCGCTTGCCTTTGGTGCATTCTCATTTTGCGTACCAATGCCAGCCAGAAAACCACCAGAATTAATACCCTGTTGCCACGTAGCCATTGATTAACCCTTAAAACAGTGAACCAAGCAGACCAAGACCAGCACCAATACCAGCCCCCCACGGAGTTGATAGCTCGAGAGCACTGGCTATGCCACCACCCAAAAGCGCACCGGATGCAGCACCACTAACACCCTGCTGCAATGCTGACGGTCGGTTGGCGTTTGCCGCCGCCAGTGCTGCGCTTTGCTGCGAAATCTGACTCATGTTGTTGGCATATGTTTGCCCGGCGTTTGCCTGTCCCTGAAGAGCGCCAAGACCGATATTTGCCAGGTTGTTGTAATTGTTCATTTGTCCAGATAGCCATTGCTGACCAAGCGTTGGTGCGATTGTTGCTAACTGATTACTGGTTGAGGTGGAACCCAATCCACCTGTTGCTTCCGCTGCCGCCAGACTCTGATAGCGAGCCTGACCTGCAAGGTCTTTATACTGCTGAGAGTTGTAATACTGGTTAAGTGCCTGACCTTGCCCCTCCAGAGACGATAAGTTCTCGAGGCTGCCGACATACTTCTCAGCCAGAGGAGTAAACGGCTTCAGGTTATTCATGATGGTGTTGACTGCTGATTTTGCAGGTCTGCGGCATACTTCTGAGCTTCTGCGGCATACTTTGCACTTTTATCGGAGCCACCTTTCCCGCCTTTTTCAGGGCAATAAGGTTCCTCGCCGCGCAGTTTTCTGCCCAGCTTAAATGCATATAACATGGCTATCTCCCGTGATTCAGGAAGTCGATTAGTTCTTCGCGTGTGGCGCTGTAAAACGTCACGTCATCCACGCCTTTGAAGTATTTCTTGATGGTTCCTACACGCTTAAGGCCAACCATTGCGCAGTACATCTGACCGTGGCGGAATTTGCGTGCAGCGAACGATGTGACGCACTGAACGGTGGTGTTAGTCAGAATGTATCGCCAGAACGCCAGCCCGATTTCCTTGCTGAATCCACGAACCTCTGGCAGGTACATGGCGTGGCAATCGAATGTCAGCGGCTGAATCTCCTGATAGTAAACAATGCCGCCAAACTGACCGTGCACGTTCACCTCAAAGTAACGGCAATCAGGTTTGTAGTCGTATCCATCACCGTTGTTGCTCCCGGCGATGATGTCAGGGTGATTTCCTACTGCTTCGATCAGGTCGATGTTTCGCGTTGGTTTGAATGTAATCATCAGTCAATCAGCCCATGTAATCTAAGTGCTGTTTCAAGCGCCAGAATACGCTGCCGCGCCTGCTCCAAACCTGTAGCGATAGCTGCGACTTCGGATTGTGTGTACGTAGTGCCGACCGTGTATGACTGGTTAGCGTTGAATGAGCCAAGAAGTGGTGTGCCTGTGGCCGCTGTCCATCCGGTCTGCCTTGCTCCAACGACCTGAATTCCATCAACTGAATATGATGTTTTTACATCCAGCGGTGACGCAAGAGACTGCGATTCTGTTACGGTTTTCGATACGTAATCACTCTTAATGTCAGATATATCGCTTTCTACGCCATCCAGTCTTTGGTCAACAGTGACCAGATGCGCCTGAATATCGATAACCTCATCCAGCAAGTAATCAACATCGCTACGCAGTACAACTATCTTCCCTTCGGCGGTTGTTAACCTGACCTCAAGGAGATTTATCGCTTTTGTGTTTGCGGTGATTCTTGCATCGTGGTCAGCCAGTTCGACATCCTGTTCATCGTTTTTCACCTGAGCATCGTAAGCGCCCTGACCAGCCTGATTTGCTTTCCCGGCAATTGCGCCGACATCAGCCCCCTGATTAATGACATACAGCAGGTAAGACTGGCTGAATATATTGCGTGGAAGGATTGATGTATCGAGCCGCGTCGCCTGCACAATAACAGGGGTGTTGAGATTCGAATCAGCCATTACTCAATCCTTATCTGGCAACCAGACAGAGTGACAGGTGACTTCGTGATAACGCGCAATTTGAAGCCGACATTTTTCCTGATGCGCCCGACTCGCTTCCACAAAACGCGTTTGTCGTAAACAAACGGTTCATTCTGCTCAATCATCTGCTCACGACCGTAATTGATGCCGTCAGTGGTTGCAGAGAGAAAAAGGCGGTCGGCGTACTGCGCAACGCCAGTTGAAGATTCAACTTCAAGGTCGAAAACTCTGGCGTTATCCGCTTTGAACAGAGGAGTAAACAGCAGATGCTCCTGTTGCTTGTCGTACTGGCTGCTGATGTCGAATTGCAATTTCCCGGTCACGGACTCCAGCTTATCGCCGCACGTTATCTGATTGCCTTCGTAAATGAAGTCGATAGCGCGGTACACATCGTCATACAGACCTGTTTTCAGTACACACCATTGCGGAGCATTGGCGCTTGAAGATGCGTCGTATACGAGGACATGGCGCGGAAGATGGATAATCAGCAGCTCATGCGCATCAAATCGCAGAGACTCCATCACACCATCAGCCAGTTCATCAGCAGTGTAGGAGCGAAGAATTTTCTCAATGCTCGCGCTGGCGATTGGTGACACCTGCCCGGAACCGATGATGTATACAGACGGCGCACCTGTTGCCGGATTGCTGATGAACGCATAGGAATCAGCGAATGGCGTTTTGCAATAGGTTCCGGCGATGCCTTTTTGCACCATCAGTGATGGCTGTGCGACATACAAAGCAGCACCAACGGTGGTTGCGCCAGTCAGGGAGAAATATTCAATAGTCGATGAACCAAAGCAGACGATGAAGTCTCGCCATGTCCCGATACCGATGATGCCGTCCGGCTGCGATTCTGCGCGATATTGTGCACTGTATCGGTCAGGGTGCGATTCGTCTCCAAGGTCAGTGATAAACCATGAATCAGTTCCGTCTTTTGACCACGCATAACGCCCACGTAAGCGAGTAATGTCGCGAACTGAACCTAACTCATACTGCGTGAATCCACTGTCTGTAGGCCAGTTTGAGACGGTTTTAACCGTGCCATCATAACGATACTCAACCAGTTGACCATTAACGCCTACAGCCTGAGATGTTCGACCATGCGCCATTGATACACGACCACTTCCGGCAACATCACCGACTTCACTTTCTCCTTTGTACAGCTTGCCGCCACACACGCGATAAACAGCATTCTGCGCCATGTTGTACTCAACTCCGCGCGATACACCGTTTACATCAGAGCGTTTGGCAATGCCCGGGAATGAGCGAAGATATCCGCTGCTGTTAAGGATTTCTTTGGGTGTAGCCAACATATTCACTGGCAGATAGTCGATATAGTCGGCGTTTCTAAAGTCTTTGCCGACACCTTTCATAAGCGGAAGTTGCTGAATCGGCATTTATTCACCTCACGTACTCGGATCATCTTTCTCGATGTAAAACCGATTCCACGTAAACGCGCTTTTGTTACCATTACCGCGAGGCATGTCATTTCGCCGCTCAAGTGGTGGTATTTTGGTTAAAGCGATACAGATTGTTTGATATGCACTGTCAGCAGCGGTAAGGAGAGCGTCTGACGGCTGAATGACGTTATCCATGCACACTTGCACAGCGAGTTTCAAAGCGACGCCATCATTTGCCCATGCAGGGATGCCTGAATCATCGTCAGGTAACGGCATGATGCCGTTTTCTGTATCAGCAAACTGATACCCAAGCTCGATACCTTTCGCCTGCCATGCTGCCATCATGTCTTCGAGGTCATTAATGGCATCTTCAATTGCCTGAGGGTCAGCATCTGTCAACGTGGCATTGGAATACAGCCCAGCTTTTCGTAAAGCCTTTAGAACGAGATCACCCTTCGTTTTCGCCATCTTCTTCCGCCTTAGCCACTTTTTGCTTCGTTGCGGTTTCTTCAGGAGTTTTTACCCAACCTTTTTTCAGGTGAGATTTAACTTCTTCGTCATCAACAATGATGTAATCGACAGCAAACTGACCGCAGGTGATCATGTTGCCTGGCTTATAGAGCATTGTTCGTGCCATTGTCTTCTCCCAATAAAAATGGGGCCGAAGCCCCACCAAAATTACTGCCCAGCAATAACGATGCCCGTATATTCAGGAACCAGTACAGAGCAACCGTACAGAGTGGTGAAACGCGCAGTGGTTACGCCTTTGATGTGGTCGAAGGAGTAAGACATGATCAGCGTAGCGCCCTGCTCGGTGGTTGCTGTCATTACCTGTGGACCCTGACCAGTTGGGAACGCCAGTTTGCCGTACATCAGTTCAACAGAACCATCAGCCCAGAACAGGTTAGCAGGTGCTGCGTTCTTGTTGAGAATGGTGATTGCTGCTGATTCTGCCGGTTTGGCATCGACGTTTGCATATGGACGACTCGCAACATCAGTATTTTCAACAGGGAGAATCTTTGGAGAAATTGTTACGGTAGTTCCGCTAACAGCCAGAACACGGAATACCTGCGGTTGACCGGTGGTATCTTTTGTGATCTGGTGTACGGAATTCACACCGGCAATGGTGAACGCATCACCAACCTGCAAGCCAGATGCAGATACCGTAATAGTCCCCTGTCGGTTATCAACTGGCATACCATTTGAATCTTTCGCTTCAACCTTGTGTTCAGGTTGGCCTGATACTGTCAAGGATTCAGTGCTTCCTTTCGGTAATCGACCAGAAATATCGGTCTTGTAGCTATCGAAGGACGCAACCGGAGGGATTTGCGCTTTTTCGTATGCTGTCAGGGTTGCGCCCTGAGCATAGGCACGGTGACCAAGCTCGCCAGCAAGGTCTTTGTAGTTGAAGGGGTTCCAGAAAGAGCGACGGTTGATACCCTGAGGTACACCAATCGCCGTCATGGTGGCATCAATACCTGCCGCACAGTTCCACAAATCACGGCCCTGTGTACCTGCGGTTGAGTCAGCCATCGTGATCACGTTAGTAGCACGCTGCGTGACCATGGAAATCAGGTCAGAGTCAATCTGTGCAGCAAGGCGCATACCTGCGGCGCGACCAGCTTCAGTTTTATGTTCCGGATCACGCATTTCACGCGCATCCAGAGTGTACAGAATGTTTTTCGGCTCCTTGAACACTGAAGGAACAAGGCGCTGAACCAGTGCTGTTGGCGTTTTGCTGCTGAGGTCGAGGCCTTCCTCAATATTCATGTGGTAATGCTGCGGACGATACAGAACATCACCTGCTCGCTGCATTGCTGTATCACCGGGACGGAATTTTTTAGCGTTACGGGAAACTACGCAGGCGGCCTCAAAGCCTTCAACGTAGTTTTCGAACATGATTTCAAGGTCTTTTGCTAATTGGTTAGCCATGCTTAATGCTCCAATAGGTTATTTTTTTGCCTTTTTAGCGGCGAAATACGGCGTCCAGTCACCAGTTTCCAGCGCCTTGGCTTTCAATTTGTCGAGGTTGTTGATTACTGCGCCGTTGCTCCCCTTAACCGTCGGGGTTGTGGCTGCCGTGGTTTTTGCTTTTGGCATGATTCTGGCCTTCGATTCGATACGTTCCAGCAGACGACCAATTGCTACGGGGTTGGTAGCTTCTGCCAGTTGCTTGCGCAGTTCAGCGTTGCGACCAAGCGCCAGAACAACGATTTCCGGCTTCTCTGACTCAAACAGGATCGCGTTTTGTGTCTCGATGGGGATTTCCTCGAGTACGGCCTGCTCAGCTTCCTGATAGCCAGGAACTTTGAGAGCCTTAACACGTTGCTGATATTTGGATAATCGCTCTTGATAGGCAGCCTGAAGCTCCTGCTCCTTCTGCTTGCGAGCCATCTCCTGTTGCTGGTACTTGCCATTATCCTCTGCCCACTTAGCCATGCGTTGCTGGTAGATTTCTTCATCGAAACCGATGTCCTCATCATCCAGTTTTGGCATTCGCGGTGGTTGAGTGATTACCGGCTGCTGCTCGACGGGTTTCTGAGACTGACGCATCAGCTCTTTCAGCTCGCGGTCTTTCTCTTTAATCGTCTTGCGCAGGTGTTTTACCAGTCCATGCTCAGCGCCATCTTCGCTGGTTGGCGAATCCAGCTTTTCGTCACCAAAGTAGAATTCCTGTTCTGATTCGTCGTCATCAGTTTCAGTAGCCTCCTCTGCATCATTGCCTGAGGACTCACTGCCATCTTCTGTTTCGACTTTTTCAGCCAGTTCGACATCATCAGGAATCTGCTCTGACGCGTCGGTTTCGATTTCAACTTCTGGTGTGTTTTCTGCCATCTGGTCCATTTGTTACCCCTGTTTACTCGATGTTCAGCCCATCGGAAGGCAATAGGGTGCCAGGCCTCATAAAGACAGCCATTGCACGTTATGGGTTAATTACTGCTGTGGTTGTTGCTGAGTTGATTTTTGCAGGATGCTGCTGATGTCCATGCGCTGCGCATGGCCCTGTGCCTGACTTTTCAGGACAAGCTCTGCATCAGCACGGGCATTGTCTCCTTGCTGTTGCTGGAACTGTCCGAGCAGTTTCAGAGCCTCGCGGATATCAGATTTCTGCTGGCTATCGGCAGATGCGAGGATTTTCACAACATTTGCCGCTGCAACCTGAGCATCAGTCTGTGCCTGGAATGCTTTAACCTGAATGGCTGCCTGCTCGTTCTGCGCTTTCTGCAATTCAGCCTGACCAGCAAGAAGCTGACCTTGCGCAGCAACCATAGCCGGATCTGGCTGACTGGCCTGTTGTTGTTTCGCCTGCTCAACCATCTGCTGTTCTTCTGGCGTTCTCGGCTTGATAACTCCAGACAGAAGCAACTGATTGCGGTTGTATTCTTTAAGGTCGTCCATCCCTTCGCCGTCCATATTGTCGAGGATCATCGACGATACAAGGTCGTGTTTCGGCGTTCCGGGCGGGATAAGTGCCAGCATGGAAAGTAACGACTTAACCGTTGCGTCACGGCGAGTAGCGAACGACTGACCGACATCGACAGTCACTTCATAGTTACCCTGCGAAAGGTCGTTAAGCGCGATAACCTGCCCTGTCTGACGGTCAACCACTTCACCAGTCATCAGCGCCACGTCATCGCTGCCATCCTCATTAACGATGCGCATTGGCGTATCGCTGCCATA